GTTCTACTCGGCTCTAAAAGTAAATGCCCATCAGTATTATCATAATAATCTACTCTTGGTTCTCCACTTCCTACTTCTTCTATAAGACCTGCTTTATTTACTACTGTTGCATTACTTCCTCTTGTAAAAGTAAAAGGTAATGGTTTAAAATTATTGTTTTCATCGTTATAAGCTAAAATAGTATCTTTTTTACCATACCATTCGCTATTACCAAATTTTAATGTATTTGCCATCTTATAATGTGTTTAAATTTAATTCTGTTACTAATTCGCTTAATGAACGATAACTTGTTAATGTTTCTAATTCTGCATCGGTTAATACTGCATCGTAATAGCCAATTTCTTTTGTCTTTCCGTAGAAAGGTAATTGAGATGCACCACGAAGAAAACTTAATTTTGTAAAAGTTCCTTGTGGATTAAGAGTTCCACTTGTATCTTCTCCAACCTTAAATCCATTTACCCAAAGTTCAAAACGATTTAATTTATATACTGCTGAACATTTATTACTTAAAAGCACATTAACATTAGCTATAATGCTACACCGTTGAGCACTACTAACTTCATAAATATATCTTATTTGATTTGCAGTTGGTATAAAATAAAGAGTAGCGTTTGAAGTTGTATCAACTCCGTTAGTTAATGAAATCATTCTATTTGTTCCATCATTAGCCAAAGCACTTATATCAGCAAACAAAACTCCCTCACTATCATTAAACACTTCGCTATTACCTGAGTTATTACAAACCTCTGCTGATCTTGTTACAGATGAACCACTTGTAGGAATGTATGATGTTGGGTAGCTTCCATTCTGAATTTCAAATCCGTAAATATAAACACCATCAGTTCCGTTTGTTGCTATATTTGAGCCGCTTCCATCGATACCAATAAATATTTGTATTTGTAAATTAACATCTAATGTATTATAACAGGATACTCTATACCAACCATTTCCGTAATTTTCAATATTAAAATTGTTTGTACTTACACTATCTGCTGATATTGTACCATTCTCTAAATCTACTAAAACATTACTTTGTGCATTACCAATCTTAACATAACGTAACTCTTTCTTTTTTAAGAAAACTGTATTTATTTTTAAATTTGAACCTGTAGAATTAGTTAAATATCTATTACCAACTGCCGCATTTGGAACTAATAAATTAGCATTTTGTGTACCATCAGGCGATATTCCTTGATTAGCAGTTATTGTTAAGTTAATTTTACCATAAATAGATTTACTAAAATCATTTGAGTATGTTATAGAATTAGTCCTCTGTGGCTCAAGCAATAAAACACCTTTAGATGTATCACTATAATCTATTCTTGGAACATTATTAGACATTACCTCTATAAGTCCATTTTTATTAACTCTTGTTCCTAATGAATCCCTTGTAAATGTAAAAGGTAAAGGTTTGTAGTTATCGTTTTCATCATTATAGGCAAGTGTACTACCTTCTTTGTTTGCCCATATTTTATTCCCAAATTTATATTTTTGTGCCATAATTATTCTATTGTATATAATTGTCCTGTTGCCATTTCATTAAATGAATCCCAACTTGTTAAATCTTCTAACTCTGAATCTGTTAATTCTTCTTTAAATGCTATTAGTTGTTTTGTAGAACCATATACTTTAGCATTATTAAATAAATCAAAAGATAATTTATCCAATGCACCATTATTAAAAACAGTTCCACTATTATCTGTTGCAACCTCAATTCCGTTAATCCATAAAGCAAAATCGTTAGCTTTATATTTTAAAGCTATTTTATTAAAATCTTCAGTATTATTAACTATATGGACTAAATTACATTGTACTGCTGAATTATTATAAACAACCCCTGTAATTGAGTTTGTGCTTGGTGTGAAAGTTATTCTAACTGCATCAAAAGTACCATTGTCTTGTATTGCTAATCTTTTCTCAACACCATCATCATTTTTTATATCTGCTATTTCTGCAAATAAAACCCCTTCACTATCATTAAACTCTGCACTTGTTCCTGCTCCATTACAAGTTTCTGCTGCTCTTGTTACTGTTGAACCGATTGTTGGTATGTATGAAGTTGGGTAAGAACCTGCTTCTACTTGTGCGCCCCAAATTAATAAATCTAAAGTGTCGTCAGAATTAGAAGTACCTCTTGTACCTATACTAATAGTTCTTCCATTTCCTGCAGCAATCCAATTAAGTTCAAATTTTTGCCACTCTGTTGTGGCTACACCAATTACATAATCATTAAGTGTATTAGCTAAAAAGAAATTTTGACTTGAACTTGTGTTGCTTTTTACATATATAAAAGCAAAAGTATCTCCACTTCCTGTAATACTATCGTATATTAAAGATTGATTTGCAGATGAAGTTAATCCACCATTTAAATCACATTGCAACCTACTTGCGTTTTGTGTGCCATCAGGCGAAACAGCATAATCACTTGTAACAATAGCTGTTGTACCTGTACCTGCACCTAATTTAGTCCAACTACTGTCGCTAAAATCTTCACTATAAGTAATTAAATTAGTTCTTGAAGGTTCTAACAACAAAGAAGGAGTATCTTTAACTACTCCATCAATTAAAGGATATTCTAATCTTGGAACTCCACTTGCTACTGTATCTATTAAACCATCTTTGTTAACTCTTGTGGCAGTAGAACCTCTTGTAAAGTCAAAATCCCCATTACTTGAATTAGGTATAAGACTATATACTTTAGAATCCTTATATCCTGAAGGAATCATTGCCAATCCTGCTTTATCGTATTTGCTCATTACTTTAAACTATTTTTTGTTGTTATTACTAAACTTGTATGCGCTTCAAATGTGCCACTATCATCAGAAACTCTTTTATAAAAATCATTGGCATCTCCAACTACCTTTAAAAAGATATACTCCCCTACCCAACTTTCATTGTAGATAGTTCCGAATCCTATTTTATTTTGTATCTGTCCCCAACTTATCATTTATTTTATTTTTTAAATATTTTCTTAATCTTGTTATATTTACCTTTTTAGGTTTGCTTTTTCTATTTATAATACCCATCCATTAAATGTTGCATCTGAATCAGGGTGTATATCATCATTTGTATTACTTCTGTATTCAGGATATAGATTTTCATTAAAACTTATATAATCAATAAACCTTCTTGTATAGTATTCAGCAAATTCTCTTTCTTTATTTACTAAATAATCTATCTCAGATTTACTTACTGTTTCTGCATTCTCAGAAGTATGCTTATATACTCCATTGTTTTTTACTTGATATGCTGCAAAAGGCAAATAATCAACCATAGCAAAGTGAATAAGCATAGGTTGAATATAAGTGTTTACTAAGGTTAAATAATTCCCTGTAAGTGTTCCTGCTATTATATCAGCTCCTATCTTATCATATAAATCACTTCCTAAATAGTTTCTTACATGAATCTGTTGTGCTATCTTAATAAACTGAATAAATTTATCAGTATCTATATTACCATCTAAAATAGAATTTCTAATTAAGTCCTCTCTCTTTATAAATAATGCTGTAGCCATAATTATCTTGCGTCTTTAGGTAAATTAGGGTTATTAGGACTAAATCCTTTTCTTGGCATATCATTTGGTGCAACAGGCACTTGTTGTTCATTTACTTCAGGTTTAAAACCTTTAGATCGTGCTTGTGTTGTAGATATTTCTGATTTATCTCCATCTTTTAATTGATATGTCTTTCTAAACCATTTGTGGTTACATCTTGCTCCACCTTTATATAACCATATAGAATAAGTATCAGAACCTCCTTCTCCAAATCCTGCATTTACAGGTTTATCACTCATTCTTAAAATATCTTCTTTTCTATAAACTTTTTTAGCACTTACCATCTTTTTACAAAACTCTCTTGTATTTTGTTGAGTTTTTAAAGGTGCATATTGGTATCTTACTTGAAATATTACTCCCTTTTGACTTTCTTGTTTAGAAGTTCCATCTTGCTCAGATTTTGCATTAGGTATTGCTCTACCTGTACTTGCTAATCCTATCATTTTATCAAGTCTTTCTTCTTGGCTATAATCTACCTGCATTTCATCAATAATATCATAAGACTTTAATAATTCTTCTTCATCTTCTCCTAAATCTATTAATTCATCTGCAATACTATTTAATTCTTCATCTTTTACCTCATTATGTGTTTCACAAGGCATATACCATACTTTATCTCCCTCTTTATGTTCGTGATAACCTTCGCATCCTTTGTTCTTAGCTTGTTTAATGGCTTCTTCTTTAGTTTCATATACTTCTTGTCCATCTATCTTTTTTAAAGACATCTTAACACCTGTTTCTTCTTCTTGAGTTTCTTTGTCAATTATAGTTTTATCTAAATCAACAAATTCTAAAGGTTGTAAAGTTTTAAAATATAAATTAAGAGATATATCGTTATAAGCAAGTATTTGATCAAAGCCATCTATTAAAAGGTTTTGAAAAGGTCTAATAACTGTATTATCCATTAAAGCAGAAGCGGTTTTTAGCTCCTCTGCATTATTTCCTAATCCTGATTGNTCTTTTATACCTAAAAGCATNGGAGATACTACCCTGTGACTTACCATAATCTTTCTCATACTTTCATCACTTAGGAATTGGTATTGATTATGAGCATCACTCAATTGTATTGGGTCTATTGTTGCTTGTGTTGCAGGGTCATCATTGAATGCTAATATAAATTTACCTGCATTACTTGAACCACTAAACTTTTGATAAATTCTTTGTTCTATTAAACTTCTTTCTTCTTCATTTGGTGTACCATTGTTAAAATTAATTAACATTGAAGGTGCTAAACCATTTAATATATTNTTTAAGTGATAATTAGATATTTCTTCTTCTAATTCTGAATATTGTAATCCTCCTTGATAATCTACAGGACTATAATAGTAAAATCCTGCTCTATAAGGTTTTATATAAAGTAATTCTATTGATTCTTTACTTGTTCCAAATGCAGGTATTCTTTTAGGTTTATCAGAAGGTTTTATTTTAGTCCAATCAGAAAAATAAAAATAGGCTTCAATTTCTCCCTTTTCATTGCTTTTTTCAGCTCTTAAAGTTTCAACAGGCATATGTTCTATCTGAGCTATTCTTTTTCTATCCTTAGAATAAATAACTTGTATTGCACATTGACCCATTAACTTTAAATCATAAGCTAATTTTCTGACACAATGTTTATGGAATAAGGAAATAGCTTGTGCATATTGTTCAGGCTTTCTGTTTGAATCAGTAGCATCTAATCCTTTACCATAGATCATTTCTGAAATTCCATTTATAATAGCATTGTTTGTTGGACTACCATTATATCTGTCAATTAAGTATTGAAAGTAATTATTATCATCTCCATAACCTACCCATTCCTTGTTTCTTACTTCTTTTACTTTTGGGCTTGTATAAGTTGATAAATTAACTATACTTACTTCTGTTCCTTTTTTTCTCATACTATTATATAATCGTTGTCATATGTAGTTTCTTCTTTATAAACATCTTTATTTACTGTAAAATAATTATTAGTAGATTGATTTATAGTTTGATCACTACAAAAGATTTTATCTTTATAAATAACATCTGTTCCATTTGTTACTGTTAAGTTATAAAAATTATTCTCAACTAAATTAAAAACATCTCTAATAATCATATAACCTTTATCAAATCTGTAATATTCTAAATCACTTATTAAAACATTATCTTCATATACTCCTCCATCAGCAATTACTCTAATATAATAAGCATAACCATCTTTAAAAGTGCCTATTGTTGTAGTTGCATTTGTATTTTCGTTTCTTAAAGTTACAGTAATATTAGTAGGATATTCTCTTGGAATTATCTTAATCTCCTGTTTTTCTGTACTTGTAGTAAGAATCTTCATACTTATATAACGACTTTAAATTAATATTTTGCATAAAAAAAGGAGGACTTTTATCCTCCCTTTCGATTAAAACAAAATAAATCTAAAATATTATCAAAATTAAATTTATAACAAATATTTTTTATTTACAAATTATAGCTGACTTGCTTCAAAGCAATTATTAGAACAATATTCATTTTCTTTATAAATAGGTCTATCACACATCATACACTTGTATTGTGGTTCATCTGATGGTAGTGTGCTATATATCCAATGATTACTCACTATAAATCTATCATTAAAATTAATATTAATGAATATACAACTAAGTGTATAGCAATTAACCACTTCCAATTATTAGGGTCTTGTTTTAAGAATTTTTTATACATATTAAACATCTTTATCGTTTTTAATTACTCTTACAATAGTATCTATTATTGTTTCATCAGTTACATTACCATCTTTATAAGTTTTTAGTAATGTTTTAATTAATTTTCTATTTTCTATATTCATATCTTAATTATTTTACACAAATATATATAAATTAAATTAGATATTAAACATTTTTAATAACTATTTTTAAATTATTTAAGTTTACTCCATAAAAAAAGGGGAAATTAATCCCCTCTTTCACATAATATTTAACTAACTCTTATTAAGGAGTTGGGTTAATTGGTGTTGTTGAATCATCAGTTGGTGCATCACAGAAGAATGGTGGTGCAGTTTCTTGTGAAGTCAATACTAAAGTAAACCCTGAAAGGTCACCCATTGCAGCACCTGTAACGATAGAACCTCCTGTTACTTCTGCTCCATGATCTTTTCCAACTAATAAATAATTTCCATTATAATCTTCTACTACTATCTGTGGTCTACCATGAGATAATAATTTAATTTCTTCTTGTGTTGCTACATCTAAAAATGTAAAGGTAGCATTTAAGGTAGTTTCATAAAATGTAGTTCCATTTTCTCTTGAAGAATTAATAGCAGTTTCTAAAGATGAATTTCCTTTAATTTCATATTTAAAAAAACTTTCACTATTATCTAAAGTAATAGAACCTGATGATGGTACAAGAGCTGCGGTTACTGCAGAATAAGGTGCAAAGAAGATGTTTTTTAATCCTCCTACCGAACTCTTACAAGGCAATACTCTACCATTTGATACATTACAAGCCATAAGTTATTTTTTTTATATTAAAAAAGGGTAAGTAGGCACTCGGCTTACCTACCCTAATTTGGTTAAACATTTATTTTATTATGCTAATGTAAGTAATGCTAAATCACTTCCAATACCATATTGTACTCCTGCAGTAAATCTCATTACTACTCTAACATTTTGAGAACCATCTAAATCTCCCATATCAAGAATCTTAACTTCGTTATGGTCAGAAAGTAATCCTGTTCCAAAGTAGATGTTAGATTTTTGTCCTGCTACAATGTGATCAGAAGGCATACCCGGCGATAACTGAACTTTAATACCTTCAAAAGAAAGGGCATTTCCATTGTTATACCATTGTGTACCTTGAGAGTTGATACCTGAAGCACCTAATCCTGAAGCACCAAATCCTCCTAATGCTCTAATGTATGATTGGTAAGCAATTGTTGGAACATAAATAGTTAAATCTTCTTTTCCATATACTGCACTTGGTAAAGCATCTACAGTATTTCCTAAAAGACTGATAATGTTTGAAGATGAGAAAGAAGTTTCTGCACCATTTGCTGCATCATTTACATCTGCATCTGCTGCTGCTAATACTGTAAGTCCATCAAATTCTCCTGCATTTCCATTTACTCCTCCCCAAATGTTTGATTCATTCTTTTCTGCTACTAAACCTGCAACATGACCGATTAAGAAGTCTGAAAAGTTTGGTGGTAAGTTATCGAAAGCTGAGTAACCCATTTGTACTGCTTCCCAATCTGATCTAAAGTCTTTTTTACATAACTCAAGATTTACTTGGAACTCCTCAGGTTGTAGGATTCTTTCTGTTAAAGTTATAGCTCCTGTGTCAGTAAAGTCACATGAACCATCTTTAATTACGTTTGCATCTGTTGCTACTTTCTTAATTACCTCTTTGAATTTTACATTAGGTTTAATTTCGATTGCACCATCAGAAATTGTTTTACTTTCTAAAAGAGCTGCTGCGATATATTTACCTGCAAACTCTCCTGCATAAGTAGTTGTGATTGAAGTTGTTGTTGCCATTTTTTATTATTGATTTTTATAAATTTGCGATTCTTTGTAATACTCTGTCTTTAGTGTTCATAGGTCTTTTATTACCATAAACAATTTTATTTAATTCTTCTTTAGATTCAGGAGAATGTTTTAAAGGTTCTGAAGCAGGTTTAGATAATTCTTCTTTTAATGCTTCATCTTCCTGACAAGCAAGTTCTGTCATTTTTTGTGACATCAATTCTTCTTGTTCTGCTAAATCTTCTTCTTTTGGCTTCATCATTTCTTTGATCTCTTCAACCATAGATTTGATTTCAGCTAATTCTTCTTTAGTAGCATAAATATCTTCTTCTTTAAGTTCTTCTTCTTCCTTTACTTCTTCTTCTTCGTTTGAAACTTCAGAGATTTCAGATATAATACCTTCTTCTTCTACTTTAAGGATTTTACCATCTTCTAATTCGTATTCTCCAATAGGTAAAGCTACTCTTTCATCTTCAGTAACGATAAACACACCATTACCTGATTCAAATGCGTCTGCTTCTAAAACAGTACCATTTTCTAATTTTTGTTGTTCAAGTTTGATTTCTTCTACTATTTCTTTAGTATCAGACAATTCAATACCTAAAACACTTTTGATTTCTTTAAGCATATCAATTGATTTCATATTTATATAACGATTAAGGGTTTAAAATTTGCATTTAAGATTACTAATCTTTAAATATATTAGTTATTAAAATTTATATTTTTAAGTTTATTAATATTTTTTCTTACTATCTTAATTCTTTCTTGTAAATTACTTTTACTTTCAAATAAATCATCAAATACACCAAAAGTTGAACGATTAATACCAATATCTTGAATCGCTTTATCTAAAGGTTTTTCAATTCTATCAATATCTTTAAGTTGTTGTTCATATTCATTTAATGCTTTTTTGTATGCATTTTCAGCATCAATAACAAAATCAAAGGCTCTTTCTTCTTGATCTCCTAATTCTGCTTTAACTTTATTAATTATTTTTTTAGCATCATCTACTAAAGCCAATTCAACCTTTTCTAATTTAATATTTTCTTTACTAAACTTTATAATTCTTTTAAATGCTCTTTCTTTTGGATTCATAATTGTATATCGTATTTAGTTAATTATTTTGCATTTTCTATTTAAAACAGATTATATACTTTTTGTAATGCTTTTCCTTTTTTTATAAAGTCATCTGCTATACTTACAAGTTTTTTTACATCAGAAGGAATATCGATACCTAATTCATTAGCTGCTTTTTCAATTTCTGAATATCTATCTTTAACTCCATTTCCTGCTCTTAGTAAACCATTAAAGGAATTTAGTTCTGATTTTAGTTTTGATTCTATTTTTCTTCCTCTTTGAATTAAATCTCTTAACTCATCTACTAATGCTAATTCAATCTTTTCTGACTTTAATTCAGTTTTATCTTTCTGAGATAATTTTTTGTAAATGTTTTTTAATGTTCTTGGATTCATTTTTTTAAATTTAAGATTTTCTATATATATTACCAATACCTTGAGCCCATAAACTGCCATCACAACATTTTCTTGAGTATGTATTAGTATCTTTACATAAACAAGCTCTTGCTGAATTTATAGGACTTGTATAACTTGGTGTTTTATTCATAATTTTTTTATTCTATTTATCTCATTTTGTATCTCCATATTACTTGCATTAATCTTTAAAGATATATCTGCAATAAATTGTCTTCTTACTCTACCTCTTTTATCAATTATAGCTATTACAGGAACTGCTATAATACTTTGTTGAATGTTTTTAGGTTGATCTTTTAAATAGCTAAATTTAACTACTGCACCTGTTATTTCAGACAAATCATAATTGTTATTCTTATTCCATTCTGCATTAATTTGCAAGATTGTTACATCTTGACTATATACAGAGACCGCAACCAATACACATATCGCACATAATATTTTTTTCATTTACTAATTATTTCATATAACTTATCATCTATCTTTTGTAAGGCATCACTATTTTCTTCTACTTTCTTGCCTGTATTCATAATAGTTTCTCTAATAAGTTTATCTTTTAAATCATACTCAGTTCTTGATATTTCAGGAACAGGTAATTCTTTTGCTTCTTCTATATCATTTTGAATCTGATACCAAAATCCAATTAAAACAGATATTGCTACACCAATAGTAATTAGAGTTTTTATACTTATCTCAAATTTACTATCCTCACTTAATTCACTCATATTTCCCTTTCAATTATATTTTTTATAGAATTTAATAAATATTTAGCTTCTTCTTCTTCTATTTTAGCAAGTTGATCTTGTACAGGTTCTTTAGGTCTTTCTGCTTTATCTACAAAATAACCTTCAATACTGAATCCTTTTACTTTACCTGTTTTTACATAATCATTCCAAACTTCATCATTATTAACTTTAACTGCACCTACCCAAGTACCCAAAGGCAAATCCATATTATATAAAGCAGTCTTGTCTTTTTCTTTATCTTCTATAATCCAAGATTCTACTAAACTCAAACCATTTAATTCGTATTGATGTTCTAATGTTGAATTGTTTTGGTTACCTCTCATTAAATAAAGTTCAGATGCTTTTCTTACAGTATCTTTAGAGAAATAAATATAATATTCATGCTCTGCATTTTTTCTGTATATAGGTTTATTAGGAATAAGTAATGCACCTAATAATATTCTTTTTTCTTTATTTATTTCAGCAAGTTTAATTTCTTGATTCTTTAAAGCAATAAAATCTTCTTCTATTGCAGGGTTTTCTACTACTGATATAGCTTCTATTCCATTAAACTCTTGATCTTCATCTAAAATTAGTTCTACTATTTTCATATCTATATAACGATTTTAAATATTAATTTTGTATTATATTCCTGCTTCTTCTACAATATTTCTATCTAATGATTGTGCAGTAGTTACATCATTGCTTACTACAAAGGCTCTTATAGGTGTTTCTTGTTGTCCCTGTATAACTCCTGCTAATTGATTTATGCCACTTGTACCCACACTTTGAACTTGTGCAGGAATTGACCCAAGAGAACCTGTTGATGCAGATGGTGTAGAATTACCTCCTGATGAATATGATGAACTACCTCCTGCAGGTGCAGGTGGTTCTTTAGTAGCAGTAATTTGTTTTACATTTGCAATACCTCCTGCAATAACTGCTGCTGCTCCAATAAATCCAAATATACCTCCTTGAGCTAAGGCTTTATTTGCACCTGCATATGTATCTCTTATAGCTTGTACAATTGCTATAGCTTTACCAAACTTTGAGTTTTGTCCTACAATAGATGCAAGATTACCTAAAGTTTCAGTCATTTGAATTTCTTTTGATTTATCTAAATCCTTTTGTATTTTAAATTGATTTCTTGCACTCTTTTCTGAATAAACATCTAATTGTTTTTGGGAATCTTCATATGCCTTAGTTCCCTTTTGATATAAATCTCTTTTAGTTTCTAATCTTTTTATTTCTAATTCTCTTTCAGCTTCAAATGAAGTTTTTAAGGCTTCTAATCTTAAAACATCATTTTCTATTTGTTCTGCTTCAAATGCTCTTTTTTCTTCTCTTTCAGCAACTTCAGCATTCCTTAAATCAGTTTTTAATTGAGTTTCAATTTGATTAATTTCTTGTACAAATGCTAATCTTTCATTTTCTGCATCTTGATAGGCTTGAGTACCTTCAGTATATAAATTTCTTTTAGTAGTTAATCTATCTAATTCTTGTTTCTTTTCTATTTCTAAATTTTCTTGTTGTTTCTTAATTCTAAGAACATCATTAGTTATTTGTTCAGCATTAGAATCTCTTTCTAATTTATTTCTTTCTGATAAAGAATCTATATTAGATTGTTCTAATTCTAATTTTTCTCTTAATAAAGCATTTCTGTTAGAATCTTGTTCTGACATAAATCCTGTAATCTGTGCTTCAACTGCTGACAATTCATTTTTAGCTTCTTGTAATTCTAAAAAGTTTTCTTCATTTTGGTTTTTATTGTATTGTGCTTGAGCTGCTACAAGTATAGAGTTAGCATTTTCTAACATTGCAGTTTTCTGCTCTTCTAAAATTTCTTTAAGTTTATTATTAGCTTTTATTCTTTCATCAATTGTTTTAAACTCATTATCTCTTAATTGTCTTTGTTGTTCAGCTTGTCTATCATAATCTTCTATAATACCCTGATTTAATACTCTTGCTCTTTCTGCAGTTTTTTGTAGTTGAACATTTGCTGAAGCTGCATTAATTGTTTCTTTTACATAATCAGAAGTAGCAGTTGTTATTTTATTAAATGAATCATCAACTCCTGTAACAACATCAACTAATTCTTTTCCTGCATTTTTAGCTGAATCTAATGCTCCTGTAAAATCTCCTTTAAATACCTTTACTACTGCTTCTGCTAAAAACCCCAAAGTATCAATAGATGATTGTATTCTTTCTATAACATTGTTTTTAATTGCTTGACCAAAATCTTGAATGGATTGTAAAGGGTCATTAAATGCTGCTTTAAAAAATGATGTTATATTTCCTGTGTTTTTATCTATAAAATTAAAAAAGTCATTAAATGCTAAAGATAAAGTTTCAAAAGTAGTTGCAAAAATATCTGTTACTTTTTGATTTTTATTTAATACTTCAGTAAATTTTGCAAAAGCTGCTAATATAAGACCAATTCCTAATGCTTTTAATGCACCCCCTATTTTTTTAACTCCACCTGCAGTTTTTTCAGATGACTTTTTAACACCATCTAATCCTTTAGCAGTTTCTTTATTTCCCTTTTGAACCTCACTATTAAGATTAGAAACTTCATTGGTTAAATTTTCTATACCTTTTTCTGATTTTTCTGTTTCTATATCTATCTCGTATTCTATTTTCTTAGCCATTTAGATTCTATTTTAATTTGTTTTATACTTTCTTTAAATGAATTAGGTAAATAATGCTTTCCCTGAGCCACCCTTATTCTTTCAGTTTCTCCCTTTGTATGTTTTAATAAGTCTATAATATTTTGTAACATAATTTTAAGGTAAATTACAAGCTATTGAAGTTATTGTTCCATTTAAAACATTAACTGACATAGCATAAGGACTATCACAATGTGTTGTAGTTGCTGAACTACCTACTTGAGTATAAGTACCATTTAATATTGTAGTTGTTAGTTTTGTGTCTTGGTAAAGTTTATCTCCTACATTTAATTGATTTGCATCTCCTATATATTTTTCATAATAAACATCTACTGTACTTCCTCCTATTTGAAGATCGGTTAATGTTTTGTAATCTAATCCTACTTTATTTAATAATTCTAAATCACTTTTACCTGTTTGTAAATTAGTTTTTATTGAATTAATTAAATAAGTTTTATCTCCTATAATTAAATCATCTGCTAAAGAATAATTAATTAAAAAAGATACAGGTAAGAATGCCTTTACTTTTGTTATTCTTCTTTTATCATTAAATACATCTGTTATGTAATTTTTATAATAATTATTAAACAAAGAACCTGAAAATGTCTGTGAAGGAGTATAAGCATTTACTTCTACAGAAAAATGATTAGTATCAGGGTTTGTATTTGCAGTTAAACTTACTGAGTTTTTAGGTATTGTATAAGATGTTATAGAACTATGAGTAGAACTTATATCATTTAAAAAACTAATTGCAGTTGAAGAAGTTACTAAGGACTTATAAAACAATAAAGGACTTCCATAATACCCATCACCATTATCATCTGCAAACCATCCTACTTGTGCTCCTGTTGTACTACCTGTATCTAAATCTTGTAATCTTTCAAACTGCATATGTTCAAAAGGTGCTTCTACCTTATAAATAGAACCATCATAATTATCATCTCCTGTATATTGAACACTACCCCATCCTATTAAATTTTCTTGTTCATATAATTGTGCTACTTTAGTTTGTCTTCCTTTATATTCAAATCTTATTTCTTTATATGGTAATGCTAAATTAACTTGACTACTTTCTGCATCTACATAATTTGATATATCTCTTTCTATTCCTTCTGAATAAAATTGATCTAATGTTAATACTCTTATCTTACCATCATTTTGTTGATAAGCAGTTAAATTAAATAATTTAAACAATCCTGAAAGAAAGTCTATAATCTTCATATCAGGAATCTGTTCTTGTGCATTAAATGATCTTGTTATAGTAAATGATTGAGCTGAACCTGTAAATGTATGAGTTTCTCCAAGTTTCCAATCATCTAAATCCCATTCAGCAGTTAGTGAACTTATTGATGTAGAAGTAGCTATATAAACTTGATAACCCCCTGCACTATTAACAAGAGTTCCTGCTATTGTTCTGTTACCTCCTCCTTCAACTAAAACAGGAGTAACATAATCTACTCCATCTTTTTTAAGGTAAATAGTATAATCTCCTGTGAATGTAGTTGTAATGTTTAAATCATAAAATATTGTTTGACTACCCAATAAACCACTTATTACTAATTTATCAGCATACATACTTGCTCTTGTCATTGATATAGGGTCAGAACTAAATGAGTTATAAATACTTGTAACAGGTTCTAATGCTTCAAATGCAAAACCTTTCTTTTTGTGAAGCCACATATACAATTCATTAAATTGATCATTACTTGTGTCTTTTATAAAAGAATCACTTGTAAATTCTATATTTAAGGCAGGTTCATTTTCTATTGCTAATACTATAAGATACATTCTAATAGCATATTTTAATTCTTCCCAATAAACCCCATGATGATGACTTGCACCTGCACTACCTTGATAATATAAATTACCACCAAGAGGGTCAGGATATTCAGGGTCACCTGAACCTGAAACTCCACTATCATAATAAAGCCTTGTTGTATTGCTTATTAAAGGGCATACAAGGGCATCTGTGTAGGTTACTGCATTAACTGTTATATCAGCACCACTTGATTGTAATAAAGCCTTTACAGAGCTACTTGTGTAATCATTAGCGAAGTTATCTAACCAAGTTAAAGCTGATAATTTAGTATCTCCTAATTTATCCTTTAAATTTATTGTATTACCAAAGAAAGTTATTTTATAAGAATAAGGTTTATTGTTTTTTAAATTAACCCCATTTAATTTTACTTTACCCTCTTTAAATGGTAATTGATTTAATTCTATAATTGCATTTACTTTTTTACGACCATCAAAACCATTATCTATATCATAATTATAATAGTGTTTAAATATTTTATTATTTACTTTACTTGCAGGAATAGTGAATGATTGAGTAAACTCTGTAAATACTTTTGATATATCTTTAATATTTTGAATTGTTTGTGTTAAAGAAATACTTTCATCTTTAAATAATTCTATATTTTGATTCTCAATATATAATTGAACTTTTAGCATTATCTAATATTTTGTATTTTATCAAAAGCAAAATCAAAGTCTATTGTATATTCTACTAACTTATCATTTAAAGAAGTCTTATAGGTTAAGCTACTTGTAACAGGAGTTACAGGATATATAGTAGATTCTTCATCTGTTGTTTTAGTGTACCATACTTGCTCACTTAACATCATTTGTTTTAATACCTCATTATAATCCTCTGTAACGTATCCTGTGTTTAGTTTTAAACTTTCTCTACCCTGAACATCATAACTTTGATATTGGTGTTTATATTGGTTATAAGTTAATGAAGAATAATCTACAACATTTGATTTATAACTATCAGAAGTTGTTTTTATAGATTCTATCTCTTTAGCAAAGAAATATACATCTTGGAATGCTCCAAACTTATTTACAAATGTAATTTTTCTATCAGGGTACTTATCACATTGCATTGTTTTAACCTTAACTTGCTCATATGTATTGTTTTGATAAACTCTAATAGTATCTACTAAATTTATGTCTACATAATTATCAACATCAAATAATAAAGGATTATTTTCAAAAGTACCTCCATCTGACAATATTCTTTGTTTATAATTATCTGCACTTACATCTCCACTTACTGAAACATATCTTAACATATAAGTTGTTAATCCTGTAGCAGTATAACTTAAACTTCTTAATACCTCATTACCATTTAAAACCACAATATCAACTGCATCATTATTAAATACAGGTATTCTTATATTTTCATCTTCAGGTCGCCAAATAACATCATTACTAATTAATTTACCTCTTGATAATTCAGGATTAATTCCTTCTTCCATATATCCATAACCATCCATAGCTACAAAAGCATCTAACAATGTAGAACCTATTTGAGTATCACTTGCATTGTATAACCTTGCATTAGTAAATAAATAAAAAGGAGTATTATTATAATTACCATCAAAATCTGTAGATATATAATCTCTTGCTAATTCACTTAATTCAAATACTACAAAAGTATCTGAACCTTTAGTATATTTTGTTAGTTCGTATTGTGGGTCACCTGTTGGTAATGTTGGATAACCTGTGGCTATAAAAACCTCTAAAACTACATAGCTTAAATTAGTATCATTATATTTTTTATAAAATGGACTTCTTAAATTAACTTTTACACTCATAATATTGTATCTAAATCTTTTCTTAATGCTACCTCTAATTCTTCAGGCAATCTTTTTAATCCTTCTTCAAAAGGCTTAGTAAAAAATAAACTTGGCTTTAAACCTTTTCTTTTAATACTTTGGGCTAATATAAATCCCATTGTCTTATATGTTCCAAACCTTCCCTTTTTATCTCTTGGTTGTAGTTTTCTAAACTTTGCCCATTTAGCTAACTGACCTGTTGCAGCTTCTAAACCTACTAAATTACTACTTGACTTATATCTAAAGCCACTTAACGATGTTCCACTCTCTGTCCCTTAACTCCTCTATCTTGAAACATAGCATAATCCTCCATTTCAAAATATATCTTATATCCCTTAGCTACCTTATCTACATCATAACTTAAACTATCATATAACTCTTTAGATACATTCTTATCTCCTTTGGTTAGCTTGGTTCTTGCTTGTTGTATAACATACTTACCAAAAGCATTTAAACTTTCTTTTACTTCTTTTAAATCCATTAACAAATTGGTATATCGTTTTCTATTACTACATCAAATGTTCCTACCCATCCTGCAATATTGTTTTCAAATCTATCTAAAAAAGGTTCACAAGATACAGAACCATCTAATTGATATTTATCNCTGTATAAAGTNCCCATTCTTAGTTTTTGTAATAGCTTGTTTATTACTGCTAATTGAGTATTTAAGACATCTTGTTGATTATCGTTTCCTACAAATAAATCAGTTGTTTTTTCTTTACTTACATCTACAATATCCATTGCCAATACAGAAATATTAAAAGTTAAAGTTTGTTCATCTTGTGAAACATTATTAATAATCATATGAGATAAAGGAAATATAGTTTGTTTGTTTAAATCTACTTCACTTATATCTCCTGTTGTAACTGTATTAACATTTACATCTGCTAATAAAGTATCTTTTATGGTTTTGGTAATTTGATAAAAACCTCTTATGCCTTGATTACTCATCTATTCTTTTTTATTTGTTTCATTTCTAATTCATTTTTTTCTTTTATAAATGCCAACATCATAAAACACTTATGAACATTTAATTCAGTGATATGTTCAATTCTTGTAATGTCTCCCTTAGCGAGTGTATATATTGACTCATACCATCCCCATTTGGTTGAGAATTGAGATATTGCACTAAATTCTGCTCCTCCTTGCTTTGTAAATAACTCAGGATAGTTGTCGATAAGTCTATCCCTAAACGATAAAAAAAAATCATTGAACTTACTGCACAATCTAAAGGAATGTCTTTCATATGTAATCCATCATTAGGTTCATAATCTTTTATATTATATCTGCCTTGACTTTTACCTACTATTGGTCTATATAAAACATTCATAACCTTGTGCATATTCTCCCAATCAGAAATGTTTGTATCTAAATCAATATATTCTCCTAAACTCATATCTTCAAGTTTTGGAATAAAACCATATTCAATATTGTTTATTTTAGTTTTTTTAACTAACTCAGGTTCTTGTTTAAGTAGTTCTGCTAACATATCAGAAATAGCATTAGTATCAGTTAACCTCATTTTCATAACCACATCCAAAGGAACATTACAAAATATTTCAATTAATTTTGATTGTAAGAAATGATTATCTTCATTCTTATCTTGTAATTTTAAATACTTTTGATATTGTCCTAAAGTTATTTCAGACAATGATTCAGGGACTGTAATTTCTACCTTCATAATTATATAACGATTTTTTTAAGTGTTTTTAGTAATAAAAAAGGGTAACATTACTGCTACCCCTCTAAATTAATTAAAACTAACTAAAAATACTATTTATTCTTTATCTATAAGATATTTAATGTATTGATCTTTTACTATTTTAAATGTTGTAGGTTTAAAAGTATCTATCCAATCTTCAGGATTAAATATTAAATTTAATTCATCTCCATCTATTGTTTTAGCTACAACAAATATTTCTTGTGATTCTGAATTATTAGGATGTACTTCTATACACCTATCTATATATATTGGATTATTCATTTATTTTTATTTTTTGATTTAATTTTTCAACAATAATTGACAAGTATATATCTTTTTGTTTTTGATCTTTAGCAGTCAAAGGGTATCTACACCATCCATGTGTTGCTTTTTGTGGGAACATTATGTCTTTAATTAATTTACCAAATGTTCGCATTGGTCTTATGTATCTCATTTTTTAAAATATTTAGTTTCTATATAATTACATTCTGATTCTAATCCCATCTTTTTAAATACACTCCATACACCATCAGCATCTGAACTTAATATTAATTGCTCTATTTCTTGTGGTCTAAAATGCATATATATTATTTTAAAAGGGGGTTTTTACACCCCCAAATTATTATTAAAGTTGTCTTTCGCTTACACAAAGTAATTTAAAATCTTTACACTCGTGTTTTATTTTTTCATATAAATCATAGCCATTTGAATTAGCAGATGTACTAAAAAACTTCCATCCATCATATCTTTTTTCACATCCTACTTTTTTATTTAATCTCCATCCTCCGTACATATTAATCGATATTGAACAAGGGTCTAAATAACCATTAGCATTTTTATCATATTTTAAATTATGATTTTTTTTAATAGCTTCTAATTTTGATTTTAAATCTTGATAATCTTTAATTTGTTTTTTCATTTTATTAATATTTAGTTATACTTAATTTTAATTACAAAATAAAGATATTAAAAATATTTAATAAAACAACAATAAAAATAAAAAACTTTTACCTTATGGCATATTTACCGAAGTTAGGCTTACCTAATTTATTAACTATTGAATACCTTAAAGCATCAATACTGTGGTTAAATGCATCAATAGGTTTATTTGTGAGCTGACCATTTTTATCCTCTATATATTTATAGTTTCTTAATTCCTTAATCATATTAACACTATCTTCTGTTACATATAATCTGTATCTTCTAATCATATCAATTCCAATATTTATAGAACCTTTAATTGTTTTCTTTGCATTAAAACCCATTCTATGAATTTCTTCTATTGATTTAGGTTCTGCTGAATCACACCATATTTCATCTCTGCGATCTAATCCTAATCTTTTTAATTCGTTTCCTATATCTTGGTTAGTCATTCCTGTTCTATATATCAGCTCTTTACAATACATATTATCTCCTTCTATATAGGTTTCTACTAAACTTGTACTGTCGTTTGAATATCCAAAATCTAATCCCCTACCTATTAATTTAGCTTCAAAAGGAATATTAGGAGTTGTTTGAAACTTAAATACAAGGCTTCTACTTGCTCCTCTTTCTCCTAAACCATAAACCCTCCAATAATTGTCATCAATACTTTGTAACCTTTCTATTTCATCTATAAGGGTTTGTTCAAGAAAAGGATTGTCTTTATAAGTTGTTTGATAAAACTCTACATCATCTCTTATTAATACTTTATCGTATAT